GAGCCGGTAGGCTACGAGTATTTTGAGCATTTGCGCGAGGAGGGGGCATGAGCTTGACCACGAGGTTGATGGCTTTTGCTGGGTTTGTGACCATTGCGGACACAGGCCGTGCGGTGCACGTAATCATTGACCGGCGCAAACTTAACGCCCGGCTAAAGCCACACGATTCGGTACGTGGCTACTACAAAAAGCTAAAGCACGTAGAGAAGGGGCGGTGAAACTTTTTTAAAAATATGGCAAACAAAAACACAATGCGGAACCGAGTGTGGCGCGATGGCTACGGCCAGAAACGTGGGACTCCGGTTGTAACCAAGCGTGAATTAAAAGAGGACAAAAGGAGCAAAAAACAATGATTCAGCCAGCTGATGTCAGGGACCTAGATCAAGAAGGGGTAATTGGAAAAATTAACCTTTCACAGGCTTGGAGCTCTGGGGTGCAGGACGCTTTTGAAAACGCCGCCAGGGACATGCGGATTCACGGATTAACCGCAAGGGTTGAAAGACTGGAAAAGGTCTTAGAGAGCTTCATCAAAGAACAAAAAGGAGGACTGATATGAATGAAATAGAAATGGCAATTCGTTTCATGATGCCGGTTTTCGTCGTGGCAATTTTTGCCATGGTGTGGCCGTTACTTAGAAGTTGGGACGTCTAATGACCTACGCAGGTCACCATTGCGATGCGGCCGACCGGCCGGAGGCCAGCCATACCCCCGATATGGCCAGCCTTTGCGATAACCCCGTCGAAGCGCTTTATCGTGAGGCGACGGAATCGTATAGCAGTGGTGGCCTGCCAGGTTTTCAAAAATGGCTGACGATAACCACCGCAGATCAGGCTAGGCAGCTGACCGTGGAAACACTGTCCCGGGTGCTGCCGATATTGGTCAAGCCAGGTAATGTGCGCCTGCGAGTGTATGCGCTGATGTTTGCGATCAATAGCGATGCGCTAAACGGGGTGTGGACGCAGACGGCCGCGGCCAAAGACATGGGGGTGACCCGTGCGGCTGTAAGCAAGCAGGTGCAGTGGTGGCTGGATTTCTTGGGATTTCGACGCAATGCGCACACGAAAAGCGCTGAGGCGGTGGAAAGTTACAGAACAGTGCAGCGGGAGCGGCACTGGAGGCGGCAAAACATTGGTAAAAAAGGAGTAAAAAAATGCAAATAATTGAACTGAAGCGCTTGGACAGCGAGGGCCGGGCGGTGGAGAAGGTGCCCGGGGTGCAAATAACGCCCAATGGGCTGGTGTTTGAAAAGGCGTTGAACATTGAGCAGTGGAAAGAAGTAGGACTATGGCTGCAGAGCTGCCGGCGGGCGCAGACCTGGCTGGATGCGGACTGGCTAAATTATGGCAAAAAGTCTTATGACGAGGCGGATCTGCAGGAGGCTTTAGATCAGCTGGAGTTTAACTTTGGGCCTAAAACAGACGCGTTGCTGACGCTCGCTAACGTGCCGATCGAGAAGCGGCGGCCGGGCCTGACGGCACAGCATTATCTGGAGCTACAAAAGCTGAAAACAGTCAAGGAGCAGGACAAATGGGCAAAGGTGGCCGAAGCCGAAAAGCTGACTCCTAACGATCTTAAAAGATCGATCGCATCTGGAGAAGTGGTCCGTGGATCTGACGAAAGATCAAGCGGGATTTTTACCCTCTCCGCCTGGGTAACTGAATTTGAAGTGTGGAGGCGGTCGCTGGATGACGGTTGGAGGGGTGACCTTAACTGGCACGCCAAGGTGCGCGAGCAGATCAAGCCGGTCATTGAGTTTGTGGAATACGTCAAGGCTAAGGATTAGGTGCTGGATCTAGCATGGCTACGTGACGTGCTGGGCACGTTACGAATGACCCTGGTCCGGATTCGGGAGGTAAACACCAATCCCGAAATCCGCGCGGCCATCACTTTAGTCGATGCAATGGTACTGATGTTGGGAGAAAAAAAGGAGGAAAGCGATGGACAGCAAAATGATCGAGGAAGCAAAGAATTACAGGTTGATAATGCTGGAAAAGAAATCTGAGAATCATGATCGTGAACTTGATTTAATCAGGAAAATGGTTCACCGCTTAAGCGGCGAAATGGTTTTAAGGTCAGCTTTAAAACGGCCTGAATTAGCCTTGCCTGTTTTGGATGTGCCTAAGGAAATCAGTTATCGCCCGGTCAACGGCAAGAAGCAGCGTAACCGGGCATGTCATGTGGTGGCCCAGCGGTGGGGCTTTTGGCGCAAACAATATGAAGCGGGCATGACAATATCCATGATCGCGCAGGCGTGGGATTGCGATCATGCGACGGTGTGTAATGCAAAAAAATGTAATTGGAAGCCGTCAATTCGTGGAACGCGCCGAGGCTTACTGGTCAAGTCATGCTAACGATTGAGGATCTAAAGGCTAAAATCCCACTCCCCGAGGCCGCAAGGAGATTGGGCATTGCCGGCTTTCCAGACGGTCCTGGCAAAATGTGTAGCCCAATCAGGCAAGGTGACGACAACCCAAGTTTTTCAGTTTGGCAAGGAGATCGTGGCCTTGTTTGGACAGACCATGGAACAAAAGAAACCGGTGATCAGATCACGCTGATTGAGAAGATGCGCGGGGTAACGGCTAAGGAGGCTATCCGGATGATGAGAGAGTGGGCAGGGGATCTGGCGCCTGTGTTAACCCGTAAGGACGGCAAGCCACAGCCAAGAATCGTGAGGGCATATAATTATTTAGACGCGGAAGGCAAGCTCAAGCACCAAACGCTGAGGTATGAGCCAAAGATGTTTCGGCAGAGGCGGCCGGCAGCTGAAGGTGAAAGAGCCGGGAACAAACAGGCCAGCCGCGACCGTGAAGGTAATTGGTGGTTATGGACGTTGGCTGGTATCACTCCGGTGCTGTATCGGTTGCCGGAGTTATTAGCCAACCCGGAACTGGTGGTGGGTATCTTTGAAGGCGAAAAGGATGCGGATGCGGCGGCGGCCGCGGACGCCAAAATCGCTGCTACCACGTCTCCTATGGGAGCTGGGAAATGGCGTGAGGAATATACACAGACGTTGGCAAAAAGGCGGGTGGTCATTGTGCCGGATCGAGACAAGGCAGGACAGGATCACGGCCTTTCAGTGGCCAAGGCCCTGCGGGATAAAGGTGGCTGCCAGGTTAGAATTGTGAGGTGGGAGCTGCTATGGCCGTCGGCTCCACTGGACGGAAAGGTGGATTTTTATGATTGGATGGATATCTGGAGGAAATCGGCATGAAGGACGGGCAGGTGCTGGATGCTTTATGGGAGGCCAGCGCAGATGTATCTGATTTTATTGGCCAGGTGGACACAGGGCCAGTTGTGGTCAGTAGTGTTTTGCCAAAGGTACGGCTTCCGGGTAATGGTCATCGTATAGGTCAAACAGCTGAGGATTTGGGCAAGGCTTTGCGTGACCAAGATCTGTTTGAAAGGGATGGCATTGTGCTGATGGTGAATCGCCGAGGCCGTCTGTCGGTAATGACATCTGAAAAGTTTCACAGCTGGATTGAGGACTACGTGGCACCCTACAAGCTAGGCGAACACGGAGAGGAGGCGGCCAGTATGAGCGACAAGTGCGCGGCTGGTGTGCTGGCCAGCGAGCAGTTTATTCGGGAACTGCGGCCAATTCGGAGGGTGGCCACGGTAAGGCTGCCGGTGATTCGAAAGGATGGGACGCTAGAGCTATTACCAGAGGGGTATGATGCGGAGACGCAAGTGTTGACCAGGTCTGAAATGGAGCTGCAGGACGACATGAGTCTTGAGCAAGCAAAGGCGTTATTTGACGAGTGGATGGTGGATTTTCCGTGGCCGATCAATGAGGCGGAAGCTGGAAGGTCTAGGGCCGTGGCCTTGGCGGCAATGTTTGCACCTTATCTTGACCTTATGCTGGCACCCCGAGAACCGCGCCCAGCGTTCATCTTTTCAGCCAATTCGGAAGGGGCTGGAAAGACCTTGCTCTGCCGTCTGGCGGTTTGCCCGGTGTTTGGCCCTATGCGGATCACAGCACCACCCGAAGGAAGCGACAGCGAGGAGCTAACCAAGGCGCTTAACGCCGCGGCCATTAGTGGCGAACCTTATTTAGTGTTTGATAACTGGAGGGGTGAGATTAAGTCGTCCAGCTTGGAGGCATTTATCACGGCAAATGTATGGGGCGGCCGTGTGCTTGGGCAGTCTAGAAACTTTGAGGTTGAGAAGTCATGCTTGATTTACGTCACCGCCAACACGGCAAGGGTCAACGCAGACATGCGGCGTAGATGTTTGCAGCTCTCTTTACACGTACAGGAAGCAAAAATTGAGGAGCGCAAATACAGTCGGGCAATCAGCGAGGAGGACATCTTGGCTGCACGGCCACAGTTGCTGGGGGCTTTGTGGGCTTTTGTTAAGCATTGGGATGACCAAGGCCGGACGCCAGGATCAGTAAATCACAGCAGCTTTCCAAGGTGGTCTGCTCAGGTGGGTGGGATTGTGCAGCTTGTTACAGGCATTCATCCGTGCACAGCTCCATTAGTAAGCGCTGACGACACGTTGGCCGACATGGAGAAAATGGTTGGTGCTATTATGGTCGATGAGTCACAACCTTTACTAGAGTTTCGTGCCGCCGAACTGATGAGCAAGTCAAGGGAGATGGGTCTATTTGCTTGGGTATTAGACGAAGATCCAAGTGATGATGACAGGCAGGTGCGCCGTGAACGGTCTGCTTTTGGAAAGATCTTAGCTAGGTTTGATGGCCGCACCTTTGGATTTAAAAGGTTAGAGGTGAAGGGTGAGGGCCACGCCCGCATGATTCAAATTCACCATGTTGCCCGTCATGTGTCTGACCATGCTGAGTCGCAACCCGCTCCCTTGTAATTGATTTCATTAAAAGTGTCATGGTCATCATGGTAAGTTGCCTATCTGCACCAAGTAACATTCATAGCCCTCCAGCGCGGGCGCGAGGGCGCGCGCGCGCGTTTGGGTACAGAGTTACCATGTTGACCATGTTATCATGTTCTTTAGTCGTTTTACTATATAGCCTTACAAAGCAGCATGGTCAGCTACATGGTGCCCGCATGGTCTTTGGCCATGATTGTAAGGAATCTTTTAATCCTGAATACACTGCGGTGAAAACGACTCCCGTTGATTTTGCGAGAGTAACCTTAGCGCACCCTAGGTTGACAGGTTTGGAGTTACCTGTGACGGCCAGCGATTTAGCCAAAGAGTGGGGATGCAGCCGGCAGGCTGTGGCTAAGTGGGTTAAGCGAGGTATGCCATTGAATAGCATGGAGGAGGCCAGCGCATGGAGATCTGCCAATTCACAGCGCGCCCCCAGATGCAAAGTTGTACAGGCGGCCGCGGCCTACACGGATCCGGACGGGCCAATGAGCCTAGAGACGGCTTTGCCGGGTGAAACACCCGAACTAACCGAGGTAAGGGAAAGAGCTAACCGAGCAAAGGTAGCCGAGCGGGAGGCCATGAAACTTTTGGACCAAGCTAAGGAGGCCAAGGACGTGAACGGGATCCGGCTGGCCCTGGACAAGGTCATTGCCACTCAAGAGCGTGCCCGGGATGCCGCCGAAGAACTGGGCAAAGCCCGGGCGGCGGCCGGGATCATAATGACAGTGACACAACACACGCAAACGGTGGAGCGGTTGGCTGCTGAATTTCAGCGTGGCCTAGAGGCGCTGGTCAATAATGGCAGCCGGCTGGTGGGCAAAAGCGCCCAAGAGATCCACGACATCATGCGGGAGGAAACCGGACGAACCTATGAGGCTATTAAGGACCGCATGATTGCATGACGATTACGTCATCATCATCAGTTCATGGGGTAGGGGCGGCGTTTAAGTTTCTCCGCCCTGCGGGGATGGACTCCGTCAGCAAGTGGGCGGAGCAGCATATTCGGTTTTCCGAAAGGTACAGTCCGAGCAAGCCGGGCAAGGTTAGTCTGGACTCCATGCCCTATTTGCGCGAGGTGCTCGATAGCGCCACGGCGCCTGGCGTGCATGAGCTGACGCTATGTTTTGCGGTACAGTGCGGAAAAAGCACGGCCTTGCAGCTGATGTTGGCGCATCGGCTTACGAACCGGGCAACGCCCTGCATGGTTGTCCTGCCGTCGTTAAAGCTGGCACGCTCCATCAGCGCGGACCGCTGGATGGAATTGGTGCAGAGCAACCAATGCCTTAGCCGGCTTTGTCCGGACAATGACGATGAAATGAAGCTGGACGAGCAGAGATTTAAATCGGGAACGGTTTGGTGGGTTGGAGCAGGGTCTGAGAGCAATCTTAGTTCCCGCAGCGTCGGCATGAGCATTGCCGATGAGATCGACAAGTTTCCGGACTGGAACACGAAGGAGGCGGCGCCGCTACAGCTGATCGGGGCCCGGATGGAATCCTTTCCTCACTGGCTCTACGTTCAGGCGTCTACTCCGACGATCGACCAAGGGGTCAACATCTGGACAGAGTTTCAACGCGGTGACCAGCGCTACTACATAGTCGCATGCCGCGAGTGCCATCATCAATTCAACCTGGAGTGGGAGGGCATTAAGTGGGACGAGGCTTCTTTTCATTCAGATTCTGAGACGTGGAATTTTGAAAAACTAAAGGCCACGGCTTATTATGAGTGTCCTGGCTGCCGGCGCAAAATCCCCTTTAGCGAGCGCAATGAGATGCTGCGGCAGGGAAAATGGAAAGCCACAGCTCAAGGCGAGCCGGGACGCCGCAGCTATCACCTAAACGCGCTGTACAGCCCGCACAAGACTTGGGGCGAGCTGGCTGTCATGTTTATCCAAGACAAAGAAAGCATCCGAGGGCTGCACCATTTTGTGAACAGCTATCTGGCCAAGCCATGGACTCCGGCCGCCGCCACAGTGAAGCCAAGCGCCATCGAGGACGTTATTAAGGCCAGCCCGGAGTATCTGCTGGGTGAGTGCCCGATGGATCCGGACGGGCTCATGATGGCGGTGGACGTGCAACAGACGGAGCTATGGTACACGATCCGGTCCTACGGCAAAAACGCAGGGAAGCCATGGAGCGCGCTAGTGGACTACGGCCAGCTGATCGGCTGGGACGCAGTCCTGCAAAAGTTTGGGCAAAAGTATCCGGTGCGTAACAAGGTGGGTGAAGGTCAAAACTGTTTAGGCGGTTTTGTGGATTCTGGTTACGCGGCCCGGAGGACCGGAGGTGTGTACGAGTTTGTGATTAGGGCGGCCGGGAAGTTTTGGGCCAGCAAGGGCCGTGCAGCCAGTGCCGGGATGCGGGCCAGCGTGGTGAAGCAGGTCATCGAGCATCTCGGCCGGACGCTGCCTTTGGTTCAGTACGACGATAATGTTTTCAAGCACACGCTCTACATCAACAAAATCAAGGAGCGTACCGGTGCGGACTGGTGGCTGCCGCGCAATCTGGGACGCGACTACATCAGCCAGCTGACGAATGAACGGTTGGTGGAGCGCAAGCTGCGCTATGGGCAAAGAGAGCTGACCTGGGAGGTGGTGGGCGCAAACCACTTGGGCGATTGCGAGAAGCTGGTGCTCGTATTTTTGGAGCACGAACAAAACCGGCCGCAGGAGGAAGCCGCTAAATTGACAGCATGAAAGGCGCGTGGAGCGAGGTCTGCTTTTTTCCCTATGGATACAGTCGGCAAAGGATCCGGTTGCGACACGCCTTGCTCTTGAAGCAATCGCCGCAAATCAATACAGCACATTTAATAACGGAGGCCGCGTGATGGTTAGCGCATCAGTTGCAGGCAAGTCTTTTAGCTACCAGTTACAGCCAGGAATCAACCCGGCAAACATTGCTCAGGCGGCCTACGAGCTTTGGGCCCGCGTCAAAGACTATACCACCAGTGCAGAGCTTGAAAATTACCTGACCAAATCCACCGGCCAGACCAGTTACCCTAACTTTGGCGTGATGTCGCCCATAAATACATGAGCTTGGGTTCTTGGTTTGGACGTATTGTTCGGGCTGGTGCGCAGGATTACACCAAGCGCCAACACATCTACGTCACCCCGCAAGATACGCGGACCGATGTCACCAATCAAAGCCGCAAGCAGGTCCTCGGACTAGCTCGGTACTGGTTCTACAACTCGCCCGTGGTGCGCGGAGCTATTGATTCAATGGTGAGAAATTCAATAGGCGGAGGAATTAAAATGCAATCTCGCACATCCGACGAGGGATGGAACCGAGCGACCGAGGAGTGGCTGGTCAACTGGTCGCTAGCTTGCGACGTCCGCGGCCTGCTGGACTGGAACACAATTCAGCAAGTGGCCACCCGCACCATGCTACGCGACAATGAGCTTTTTATTTTACTGACCGACAACGGGGACGGCTGGCCGATGCTTCAAATAATTGAGGCTCACCGCTGTGAAACGCCGGACTATCTTCAGGACGAAAAGAAGGTCATTGACGGAGTCCGCGTTAACGCTCAAGGCCGTCCGCTTTCCTACTACATCAACCTTGGCCAAGACAACAAATTTTCAGAGATTCAAGCTCCGGATCTAATCGTTTTAGCAGAGCGTGATCGGGCAGACGAGCTGCGCAGCCTCTCCCGCCTGGTCACCTGCCTAAACCTTATTCAGGACCGCGAGGAGATTTTGAGCAACACCATGGTTAGCGTCAAGCGCGCCTCGGCTATTGGCTTGGCGTTGGAGGGCGAGGGGACAGCCGGATTTTTTGGCAACGACACAACAAGCACTGACGGCATAACAACCGATAGGATTTATGGCGGCGGAGCTATTTGGAATGTTCCAAACGGCAGAAAGCTGGTTCAGCTAAAGGATGACCGGCCTGGCCCAAACGTGCTGGAAATGATGAAACAATTTAAGAGAGATGTGGCTTACGGGCTTGGGGTTCCATTAGCCTATATTGACGATTCCGATCTTTCTGGGCCGTCACAAAGATTTGCTCTTGCGCAAGCCCAGCGCCGCTTCGATGAAATCAGTCAGGCCATCATCACTCAGCTGGTCTCTCGCGTCCGCCTCTGGGCTTTAGCCAAGGCGATCAAGCGCGGTGACCTCACTCCGCCCCGCGGCATGGATCGGTGGTGGCAGTCTACTTTCCATACGCCCAAGCAGACCACGATCGACGCCGGGAGAGATTCTGCCGCTGACCGAGAGGATTTGAAACTTGGCCTTACCACCTATGCTGATATTTACGCCGCCAGGGGAGAAGATTGGCAGGATGCGATCGATCAGAAGATTGTGGAACAAGCGTACATCCGATCGAAGTGCGAAGCGGCTGGGATTCCCGTTAGCGAAGTACAATTTATTCCAAACCAACAGCCAGCACAACCGGCCGTGACTCCTCCCAGTGCAGCCCCGGCGGATGAAGTGCCGGCACAAGCTCCAGCTCCGGAGCTGGCCGCGATCACTGAAACAGTGACGATGACGGCGCCTGCTCCGGTTAAAATGACGGAAGCATTCACCATGAAGGACGAGCCTGACTTTTATTTCAGCGACAAAGAGCTGACGATGGTGGCCAAAAGCCTTGGTCTTAAAGACAAAAAGCCGCGCAAAAAGAAATCGAGTTGACGCGGTTTGGCCGATATGGCCGAAAAGAAATTCAAGGGCATCAGCGTCATCACCGCCGGGCCGGCATTGGGTCACGGAATGATTATTGATGCGGACACACTTTCTCAGGTGGTCGAAAGGGGAAACGAGGCCGGGCAGGTTAAGGTGCTCTCAGATCATTCAGGCTCCATCTCAAACATCATCGGCTATCTTGAAAACTTCCGCCTTGATGGTGCGCAGGTAAGGGCGGATCTCACGCTATTCCAAAGCCATGACAGCTTTGGGTTCTTTTCCGAACTAATCAGCACGTTGCCCGGCCAAATCGGATTTTCCATCAGCTTTAGCGGGATTCCCAGGACAGCGGAGGATGGAACCACCCTGGCCGACGTGCAGAGCTTGTATTCCGTGGATCTGGTTCTTACGCCCGCAGCCAATCCTTCCGGAATCTTTCAAGCACGGGTTGACAGCAAACAAAAAGCCATGACCGAAAATTTACCGGCCCAAGAAGCCAAGTTAGAAGCGCTGGCAGAAGCCGCGCCCGTTGCACCGGCGGCCCCGGTCGAAGAAGCGGTCAAAGCCGCTGAACCTACCTTGTCCGACATCAACGCCAAGCTGGATGCCATCATGGCGATGCTGACGGCTGATGCGGTGAGCGATGTGGTTGAGGAGCCTATGGCCGCCAAGGTCGAGGAAAAGAAGCTCGAAGCCGCCGTGGTTGAAGAGCCCAAGGTTAGGGCCGCTCCGGAGCCCGTGGCCGTCGAAGCCAAGGCCGAGGAAATCAAAACCGAAGAGCCGGTGGCCAATGAAGCCGCCGCCCTCAAGGCCGAGCTCGCCGCCAAGGTCATTGAGCTTGAAGCGTCCCGTGGCATCAAGCCCATTGAAGTCGAATCTTCCAAACAACTTTCTCGCGGAGAGCTGCTGGCGCAGTTCAACGCAGAAAAGAATCCCCGTCGTGCGGCGGAGATTTTTAAACAAATCAAGTTCGCACGATAACCCTAACAGGAGACACTAAACATGGCTAACACACTCGGCAGCACGTCCAACGGCAAAGCCATTGCGCAACGCGCACTGACCACGCTGGTGGATTCCCTGCCTTTCCTAACCAAAGCGGTAACGGACTTCTCAGACGTCCCGGCCCGTATGAACGATACCATCACCACCCACCTCGTGACCGTCGGCACCGCCGGTGCGTACAGCACTACGGCCGGCTACGTTGCCCAGGATCGCACCCAGACTGATGCCACCATCAGCCTGAGCAACCTGATCCACAGCACGTACGCGATCACGGACGCTGAGAAATACAGCTCCTCGATCGACCTGATCAACCGGTTCGCCTCCTCGGCAGCTTATGCCTTGGGCAAGAGCATGACGGATAGCTTGCTCGGTCTCGTGACCAGCACCTATGCCACCACTCTCACGGTTGCGGCCGGTGCGTTGAGCTACCGCGGCGTCGTCAGCTTGGGATTGGGCTTGGACAATAACAAAGTTCCGTTGAATGATCGTTACGCGATCATCTCCCCGGATAACAAAGCCAGCCTGCTGAATGAGGCCAACATCGTTGCCAACGCTCAGATTCAAGGCGAAGCGGTAAAGACCGGCTCTCTTGGAATCGTCAACGGCATTGAGATGTTCTCCTACACCGCGCTTCCCTCGGCAGTGTCCAAGGGTTTTGCGGCGCAGAAGGAAGCTCTCATCGTGGCGGCTCGCGTGCCCGAAGCCCTCGACAACTATCCTGGCTCCCAGGACGTTGTGACGGACTCGGAAAGCGGCCTGTCCCTCGCCGTTCGCGAGTGGGTGAACCCCACCCTCGGAACCACCAATCGCAGCTACATCCTGCTGTTTGGTGTGGGACGTGGATCGACCAGTTCGCTGGTTCGCTTGGTCTAAAGACTAAGATTATCGGTGGGCCGGTCGCATCGGGGGGTGCGGCCGGCCACCACCCTAAAGATATGACCACCCCCACTGTCTCAATCGCCCTCATCGCCGGCCCCGGCGAGGGGGCGATTTTGCGTAGACTGATCGAATCCTCACGCGGCCTATGGGATCAGGTCGTAGTCGTGCCGGCAGTAGGCGCAAACAATGCGCACGATGTACGCCAATGCGCTCAGGAGGCCGCTGGTGAGGCTTTAGTGTGCGAGGAGTACCAGAACAGCCCGGAACACAAGGATTGGCCTCATATCGACAATTTTGCAGCCGCTAGGAACAAGGCTTTCAGCCTAGCCACAGGTAAGTATGTGGTTTGGGCAGATTGCGACGACATCTTTGAGCCAGGGCAGGCGGCGGCTCACCGGCAAGCCATCATGGATCGGGAAGCCGGAAATACTGAGTGGGACATTCTGGTCACAATTTACGACGTCCAAAACTCAGGCATGCGCAACAACAAGCGGGAACGAATATTCCGCCGGATGGACGATGGAAAGCTGCCGGCTCATTGGGAGCGCCAGATCCACGAAAGAGTGACGCCCGCAAAGAACACCAAGATTGGCGTGGCAGAGCACCTAAAAATCCTGCATGCCCCAAATGGGCCAAAGATAAGCAGTGCGGAACGTAACAAGCGAATCATCGCCAGCCGGATCAGTGGAATCGGGATGGAGTGGTACTACTTGGCACAGGAGCATTTTCTTAAGAACGAATACCAGCAAGCCATCGGGCCTTGCCTGCTGGCGCTGGAACACGGCGATCTGGGCCCGGCTGAGCGCTATCAGCTCCACACGCAGGCCAGCATGATGCTGTCTGACCGGGCAAAACGATTGGAGCATATTGGGAAAGCCATCACCCTTTGCCCATTACGCCGCGAGGCACACGGCCTGCTGGCGGCCGACAGGATGGATCACGAAGATTTCACCACCGCATTCCACATTCTAAAAAAAGTGGATTGCATGCCGCACACCACGGATTGGAACCAAGAAAACAGATGGTACAAACATCTGCCCAGAGCGCTCATGGCTCAATGCCTGCGTGCCAGTAAGCAAAACCTTGATGCCGACATCCTGGTGCGGGAAGGATTCCGGGCGGCTTGGGGCCGGATCACCGTCATCCATGTGGGCGAGCCGGAAGATTGCCTGCGCTCGCTCGCTCTTTACACCGACACCGCAGACGATCCCAACGCCATCCAGCACATGCTCATCACCCAGCGCGGCAATAAGCAGGCAGACCGGCATCGGATAATCCACTCTGCGGATGAAGCCATGGGTGCAGCCGCCGGGGATATCCTTTTAACCGTCACCGCCAAAGACGGCAAAATGCCAGGACTGCGGTGGGATCACGAATTGATTGAAAACGGAACCGTGCCCGATGGGGCACAGCGCCTTCCGGATCCGGTAGATCGGGTGGGTCGCGTCATTGTTGGGTTAACCACCACGCCAAAACGCATCCACACCATCCTGCCTACGCTTCAGAGCCTGCTTAACCAATCCCGCCCTCCGGACAAGATTGTCCTGCACTTGCCCAAAAAGTTAGCCAGGACAGGGGAACGCATGCCGGATCTTCCGGCCGCCATCAAACAACTGGAGGCGGATGGTAAAATCACAATTTACAATGGGGGCGACCACGGCCCGGCCAGTAAATTTGTCGGCGCCTATCATAATGCGGAGCCGGACGATCTGATCCTCTGGTGCGATGACGATATCCTTTACAGCCCGCGTATGATTGAAACTCTGGCACAAGAATGCCCGGAGGGCGCGGCCATGGGGCAGTGCGGATTTTTTATGACGGGATCCACCGGCTATGCCATCGCCCCGGATCACCTGGGTCACGCTGAAATCTTGGAAGGATTTGGCGGTGTGTGTTGCCGAAAGAAGGATTTTCCCGATATCGATCTATTCCCGCCCGTCAGTGAAAAAGAGTTCTCGCAAATGACCGACAAGGAGAAAGCCCGCTTCCTTGCGGACGATTACGTCATGAGCACGGAGCTGCAAAAGAAAGGCATTAAAACCCTCGTGTGCAACCGTTCTGATTTTTCACGTTCTAACGGCCTTCGCATCCGCCAGGAGGGATTGGGCGAGGATGCCTTGCAAAACAATAAAGGCACCGGCGGCAACCTTGCTGCCTACGCACTTCTTAAAAATGCGTAAAACGCTGACCTTATCCGGATACAATCGGCCTGACTATTTCGCGCAAGTCATCGGCGCTTTGGCCAAATGTAACGGAGTAAGCGAATACAGCGTCACGGCCGTACTGGATCCATCCGACAAAACCAAAGAGCTGGTCGAGATTGCCAAGGGGCAGGGGATCGGCGTGCATGTTTCGCCGGCACACCTTGGTTGCGGCGCTGCTATTCTGCACGCCATGACGTACGGATTTGAACAATCCGATTTTCATATCCATCTGGAGGACGACACCGTACCCAGCCCGGACTGCCTGCGCTGGTTTGAGTGGGCCGGACGAAACGCCAACTCCAAGACGCTCACGATCTCAGGCTATAATCAGCACGGCGGGGCGGCACAGGAAAGCGCTTGTGGATTCCGTCAATGGTTCACCCCTTGGGGTTGGGCCACATGGAAATCCAGCTTTGAGAAATATCTCAAGCCGTCATGGGATCCATCATTCTGGGACGGCGGGGTGCAACGGATCCGCGAGAAACTTGGCATGGGGGAAATGTTTCCGCACGTCAGCCGGATCCAGAACATTGGGGCGGAGCGAGGCACGTTTTGTCCAGGGCCGGAGTTTCACAAAGAGCACCAGCACGCGACAAGGGTCGCAAATGGATCGGAGACAAAATGGCAACTTTGCAACACCTAAGCATCGGCGGAGAGGATTGGTTTAGTTTCTCCGGCTTGTATGATCAGGTCGTCGCCAAGCTGCCTAATCCGGCTCACATTGTGGAGGTAGGCTGCTGGAAAGGGCGTTCCGTTGCACACCTTGCCGTGGCGGCTCACAACAGCGGCAAAAAAATACGGGTTGATGCGGTGGATACCTGGCTTGGATCGGAAGAGCACAAGGACGATGAATGCCTTGGCAACGACGGCCTATACCGAACCTTTTTGGAAAACATCTCCACCATCCGGCATCTGATCCAAATCGTTCGGCTGCCATCCACCGTGGCGGCCGCCACCTATCCGGATCGATCTTTGGATTTTGTGTTTTTGGATGCGGCTCATGATTACGAAAGCGTAAAAGCAGACATTGCGGCTTGGCTGCCCAAGGTTAAGCCGAGCGGGATTCTGGCAGGTCATGATTACATGTGCGGCTGGCCGGGGGTGGATCGCGCCGTGGCCGAGGCTTTCAACGCCGTCACATTTCAAGACAACTCATGGATGGTTATTTTGACATAAGGCAATCCGCGTGACTGAGCTGGAAACCCTTATGACCAGCGGCCTTTCCGAAGCGATTGCCGCCGCACCCGTTACTGCATCCATTGGCGGCACCGTCGTCACCGGCTTTTATTCGTCCAACGATCAGACTGCCCAGCTTGGCTACGGTGGCATGATTGAGCCCCAAGGCAGCGAGTTTGTTTACGTTTCCAGTGACGTGACGGCTCCCAGCCTGATGAGCGTCATCACAGTGGCTGGGATCCGCAAGAGGGTCACCGGCATCAATAACGACACCGGCACCACCAGCCTTTCACTGGCCACTCCGGAGGACGTGCGCAAATGAGTCTTAGGCTGGATTTTGAGAATGCGCTGACGTCCTACCTGACCACCGTCAGCCCGTCCAAACCCACCGGCCTCAATATCCAGGCCGGCCACCGGATCGATGACCTGCAAGTGCCGGCATTGATTATCCATGCGGAATCGGCGGAGCCGGCAGAGCAGGGGATCCAGAGCACCACCAGAAAAATTACCATTGAGGCCACCGTTCTTACTCCCATGCAGGAAACCGGAACAGTCGCCAGCCATAATGCTTTCTTCAAATGGACGGAAGCCAGTCTGCGCAACAAAGACGCCATGGTCACGGCCATCACGGCCGGCATGTCGTTGCTTGGTTCTTATATCACCGCTGAAAAGAGCGCTGGCAACGATCAGGCCATGGGAGATTCAGTGACGGCCGTCTTTTGGGTTAATCCTGCTTGATTAACTGAGCCGCCGCGCCATAGCATGGGCGCATGACGCAAAGGGTACAGATCGACGGTGGATGGCCTAAAAAAATAAAGATTATAGGCGGCATTGTTTGCTTGGTGGGTTTGTTTTTGGCCATGATTTGGCCTTTTTGTGTGTTGATTTTTCTAGCCGGCCTTTTTGCGTTTATTGCTGGCCGCTTCTGCGAGTAGTTGGGTTGACAGCCTACGCATCCGCGTATGGCTTACACTTACGGCACACCCGCTAGCACAACTTTATCTGAATCCGTAGCAACCAGCTTTGAGCGTCTCTTTGTTCAAGGCGCGGATGGTACCGTAAAAGCACAGTTTAAGAAGTACGCACAGGGTGAGGCAAAAACCGAAACCTACACCACGACCTTGCCCACGCTTGCCACTGGCACGTTAAGCAACGGATCCATCACGGCTTACGAATACAAGGAAAGCAACACCGACCAGCCCCGCGTCACGCAAACAACGATGGCTTGGTCAACCATCCCGTAAGGACATTATTTTATGGCAATCGGAACAACCGTCAGCATTTCTGGGCTAGAGCTTACCAGTGTTGGGATCTCCGGATCCGTGGACACCTTGATCACTCCCAGCGGCACGGCCAACACCGTTCCTTCGGTCAAAGAAGGATACAATCCAAAGTATGAGCTTTCCGCTGAAGGCATTGATGACGGATTTACCGCCTCCGGCACCGTGACCGCGAAGGGTTTGACCTTTCAAGTCACCAGCGTGGAGCGCAAGCGCACCCTGGGCGATGTGGCAAAGGTGTCGCTCCGGGGCACAAGTTATCCTGGCATCTAATCTGGATCGGGGCCGGTCATGAGCCTCGATCGTCTGTTTGCGGAAAGCATCGTCAATCGGGACAACCACATCGTTTTAGGCCGGCGCCTGCGGCCGCTTTCACTCTGGCACGCCACCTTGCTTGAGCTTATTGATAGCCCCCTCTGGCACGGCAGGAGCGGCGTCACCATGACGGATCTGCGTTTGGCCGTGGCTATTTGCGGTGATTCTTTCCCGCGCTACGTCATTCCATCCGGTTGGCGCCTTGTCCTGTGGGCTTTTCGCACCAGGAAACACAAGCTGGCGATTGAGGCAGCCAAGTTTTCAGCTTATATCCGTGATTTTCACGCACCTCCCATGTTGTGGACAAAAGAAGAAGAGGCGCCCAAGGCGGATAAATTCTGCTCTTTGCCGCAACCTCTGGACGTGGCCGCCTGGCTCATCCGCCATAACTTTAGCGAGGAGCGTGCTTGGAGCATGCCCATTGGGTTGGCTCATTGGTACTACGTGGCTTTGGCCAAACATCGCGGGGCCGAGGTGGATCTGGTCAGCCCGGCGGAGCAGATCGCCATTGATAAAATAAAGGCCAAAAGAGCCGGCGGCCTTGTGGGACAGGCGGGGTGATATGGCTGGGGCACTATCATTTCAAATCGATGACAGCGAGTTCAGATCAAACTTGCGTCAATATGCGCTGGCCATGCAGATAAGTTTTGCCGAGGCCATCAAGCGCCAAGCCAGGCTAGTCGCGGTAAATCTTGCCTTTCAGACTCAGCCGTTTGGAGATGAGAAGGGTAGGGCGCAAGGAGAGAACGCCGTGCGATCTGATCTGGTTCCCAAGCAAGGATCTAACAAGGGAATCTTTAAGCCATTAAATAAGTTTTGGCTGCAGGAAGCAGTGCGCATGAAACAGTACGCACCCGAAAACTTTATCAGAAGATTTACCAACAAGGAAGGTCAGGTATGGCTAAGCGAGGAAGATCAAATTTTAACCAGCAAGGGAGCGATGAAAGATTTTCATCAAAGCATGCGAACGAGGGACAGGAAAAGAACAACCTTGGCCGGTTCTTACACTCGCGACATTGGAAGGCACAAAGCCGGCAACCGTGGAATTGTAGATAAGGATCAGATGATGGCTTACGTGAAACAAGTGCAAAAAAAAGTCGGCATAGCCAAAGCCGGCTGGGCACATTGCGCCAAGCAGTTGGGAGGATCTAGGGGTATCCCTCAATGGGTCACCAGACATGCTGGTAAAAAAGCGATTGGCAACGTTACGGACAACACCAACGCCAAAGGTGACGAGCAGTATGTCTTGATGGAGAACACTGTTCCTTGGATAGACAAATGCCTAAACGGTGGGCAGTTACAGCGTGCTCTTGACATACAGCGAGACAAAATGAACACCGCGATTGAGATCGCTTTAGCGCGAGCGGCCACGGCTTAAGGATATGGCTTTAGTCGCCAAAGTAGGCTTAGACAAATCCGCGTTTAGCACCGGCCTTTCCGCCTTGCAGAACGAGGTCAAGAGCTTTTCGTCTGAGGTCAAGAACATGCTGGCCGGCGGCTTTGCCGTGGGTTCTCTTTTTGAGGGGCTCAAAGGCGCGATTGAAAAGGGTGATCAGCTGCAAGACGTAGCTGAAAAGTTTGGGGTCTCCGCAAGTAAACTTCAAATGCTTGGAAACGCCGCCAGCGTGTACGGATCCAGCGTTGAAAACATATCTGCCGGACTGAATAAGCTGTCCCTTGCGCAACAGAAGGCTACTTCGGGCGATGAGGGGTTGATTGCGACATTTAAAGAGGTTGGCGTTTCCATCGAGGATCTCAAATCAATGGGGCCGGAAGATATATTCTTAAAAATATCCGATAGCTTTGCCAGTGGGGCTAATGATGGCAGACAATTTGTACTGGTTAATGAACTGCTTGGAAAAGCGCAGACGGATTTAATTAAAGTGATGAATCAAGGTTCTGTTGCAATTATTGACCAGGGGAATGCCATGGGCGTTTGGAGCGATGAGACCATCAGCTCCCTGTCTGCCGCTTCCGATACCATTAAGACCCTGCAAAACTTATTTACCGTAGCCTTTGGGAATATCGCGTCGTTTCTAACACCCGCCATCACGGCCTATCAGAAATTTATTGAAGTTATAGTGCTGGCAGGTGCCGCGTCTAAAGAGGTTCTGGCAGGCAACTTTTCCGGGGCGCAGTCGTTGGTTAAAGAAATTAATAAGGTGATTGATGAAGATCGCGGCCCGCAGAAGCCAGGGGCCGCTGGATCCAGAGCTGGGGCAGGGGACACAGAGGCCGCCACCAAGGCCATGGCAGATGCAGAAAAGAAAAAGCAGGATGAACAGCAAAAAACCATGGATTTGTACCGCCAGGCGGATGCAGTTCGCCGCCGGCAGATGTTAAACGCCATGTCGGATGAGGATAAATTGCAGGCGCTGATGCAGGAGCGAGCCGACTTGATGAATAAGATCAATAAAACGCCGGAGGGCGTTGACCGGGCTAAGCTGGCCGTTGAGCAGGCAAATCTGGATGCGCAAATCGGGCCGCTACAGACCAAGGTGCAAGAGGATATCATGAAAAACATGATTGGATCCGAGGCCACGGCCAAAGTCGCCTCATCCAGAACCGAGCCAATGCAAATCCTAGCGGACAGCCTACAGCGTGTCGGTGGTGGGGGTAACTTTGCCAGAGTGGGCGGTGTGGAGGCTGTGCAAAAAGACCAGCTCACCGCGCTAAAATCGATTGATAAGGGCATCACCAAACTAGCCAATCAGACCTCGATGGATGGCGCTGACACAGGAGTCCAATAATGGCCTACTACGAACAACCCGGCCGCACCACGGCGATTGATAGCAATGGCAAACAAACCGTCACGGTTACCTATGTTGGCACCGAGGAAGCGCCGCAACCTTCCGACATTACCGGAACGCTTAAATCAAAAAGCGTCACTAAAGACGTGGCCGGGCAAATTCGCACCCAGTATCAATTTGAAACGGATTCCAGCACTGTCCCTGGCACCGGATTCCAAGCCGTGCAGGTGGAGGTGGTTTCCGCAGTGCGAACCGTGCCCATCGAAACGCACCCCAATTTTTCCGAGCAATATCTATCCGCCGCCGATAAGAAGAAAATTAAAGACGCCGTCAGCGTCCCAGACCGGTCGCCAACCTTCGAGGATACTGGCAACCAGGCGAGAGCCATCAGCCTGTACGGTTATTTAATTAATGGAGTTGAATCTTACTACGTGCCGTCCTTGGTCGTGCGCAAAACCTACCAAGCCAGCAGCCCGCCATCTGCCGGGCGAGTAGGCAAAATCACTAGCCCAGGTGTTTCCATCCCCGGCGTGCCTAAAGGAGCTACCTTTCTTTTGATTAACATCAGCTCACGCGGTCAGTCCGGTTCCTATACCGTAACGGAAGAGTATGAAATGAGCGGCGAGGGTGGATGGGACACCTTCCTCTACGGTTGATGCTTTGACAACAGGGCGCCACAGGTAATCCCATGCCACGCTATTACGTAGATTTAGACAACAATCGCCTGGTCACAGGATCGCAATCCACTCAGCTTGCGCCCACACCCAAGCTCTACCAGGGCGATAAACCCACGCTGGACGTGGAGCTTCTTACCCGCACCAACGGCGTCCTTGGCTACTACACCAGCTCTGCCAGCGCCATCAATGTGCGGGTGGGTACGGTGGGCGGATCTGCCGTGGCCTCCGCGCTTACGTTTTCCACCCTCACTTTATCCGCCACGGCCACCGCCACCGCAGGCTTGGCCAGCCCGGTGACGGCCACCGGCACGGCCACGCTGCTGGGATCCATCACCGCCACGGCCACCGTAGGGGTCAACAGCCCAGGCGTGGTGACCGTCACTCCCGTGACGGAAGAATTTTCTAGTGCCATTCTCCGGGCGCGGATGAGCGGAAACGACGTTTCCGTCCTGCGCTGGGCGGCGATGGCACCCAACGAAGACTTTAGTGTCGGCACTGGCCAGACCTTTCGCAACATTGTGCGGGACGTGGAAATTCTCAATTCAGGAAATTTGTACCAGACGGCTCCCACGTTGCTTTTCAGCTACCCGCTGGAGGCGAATGTGGACGATTCATTACCAATACTGCAAGATGAGGCTGGTCAGGGCATCGTGCGCTATCGGGCCACAGCTACCTGCGGAATTAGTAGCAATGGCGGCGTCAGCAACGTCACCGTGACCTGCGCCGGAAGGGGTTACCTGACGAATCCGTTTATCTTTGTGATCCCTAATTTTTCCTACTTCACTTTGGGCACAGCCGTCACGATTAGCTCCGTCGCCTGCGTGCCCAGCACGGTGCTCTCGGGCGGCTCGTCGCTGCAAATTGCCAATTATCAGGAAAACGGATACGGCTATCAGGTCACTCTTAGCGTGGCCACGGGGTCGCCTTTTACGGCCAACAGTTGGGCCTACGTGCGGGATTTGCAGGTATATGCCACTTATAAAAACGTCAACGATGAAATCATGCAGGAAACCCTTTCCGGCCTACTCAACGGGTATGTCTACATCACCTCCGTCAGCGGCAATCAGGTGATGAGCTATTACGACACCTCCGTGGCCAATATTCAAACCGGCCCGGTAGCCATCTACGATCCGGGCACCGTCACAGTGCTCACTTCTGGGGTTTGGAACAAGGTGGTGTCCGCCTCGCAATTTCAAGCATGGGATTCTGGGAATTTTATTTCACGCATCTACCCGCTGAGCCCCTATAAAAAGGTGACCGGCGCCACCCTCACTGGTACCGACGCAAATTTTTCAGCCGGCTCGGCCATCACCGTCAGCTTCACCTCCGCCGCCTCCTGTTCAATCGCCCCGGTGGACGGGGCCGTGCGTCTGCGGGCTGGCAATTCCGGCACCTTGCAGGTGGAGGCCGTCTTGACCGCCGGTCTGGCCAACAGCTTTTCCGTGGCCACCTTGTCCGCCTATAAAAAACTCACCGGCCTCACCGTCACCTGCGCTGGGTCTGGCTACTGGTCCGCGTTGCCTTCCATCAGCGTGGATTCCGCCGCCTACATGGCCACCGCTCCCGGCGCCACGCCAGCCGTGATTGCGGCCACTCTTAACGGCACTGGCGGTCTTGTCCTTTCCATTACCAGTTCTGGCTACGGATATACCAGCACACCCACCATTACCATCGCCGCACCCAATAGTGGAGACGGCGTGCGCAAGGTAGCGCTAGGCACTACTGGCGTGGGGTATTCCGACGGCACTTTTGCCTGCACGGTGGCCACCGCGCCATCCGGAGGAGCCACCGCCGTCATCAATTTCGTCAAAAGCGGCACGAGCCAGGGCTTTGTCGTGGCCGATCCCGGCCGCGGCTACACCACCGCCCCAGCCATTACCGTGGCAGCTCCTGATTTGGGCGGACAGGTTAGCGGTTTTACCATCGTTACCGCTGGCAATGGCTATTCAGATACCCCTTCCATCACGCTTACTGGCGGGGGAGGATCCGGCGCTGCCGCCACCGCTATCCTCACCAATGGCACCGTGACTTCTATCACCCTGACCAGCCAGGGCTCCGGCTACACCAGCGCTCCGGCCGTGGCGTTAGCCGCCCCGGCCAGCTCCGTCTACTACTCCAAGCAGATTGACCTTTCCGGCGCCTCCGTCACCACGCTGCTCTCCGGCAACAGCTCTGCCTCCGCCTATTTGCAGGTGGAGGAAAAGCGGGGGAGTGATACCACCGTGCTGGCTCAGCTACCCGTCACCATTCAGGCCCGCGTCTCGTAAGGAGCGGCCGTGGCCAGAGAAAAGCCCGACAGCTTTCAGTGCGGGGCATTTGAAGTAACCCGCAGCCCGGATGCCTCCGCTTTTGCAGAAAAACTAAACCGCTTGCGGGAGGCCGTGGATGCGTGCCGCATTCAGCCAGGTCTGGGCTACACCGTGAACCGCAGCACCAATGGCACCGTCCTTTCCATTCGCCAAGATGGCGGCAGCGCCGCCGCCACCTACGAGCATCCGTTCAAATTATCAGTCAGGAAAAAAGACAACCAATATCAGTTTTTTGCTTTGCAAGGCACCGTAGGCAACAATCAGAAAAAGGTGGATAACATTGAGAAATGGGTAGATTTTAATCCCAACCAACCTTCTGCCCGCATTTTTCTGGAGGCCACCATCACGGATCTGGCGATTGATAAACTCACCTTAAAAACACAGGCTGCCGACGCTGAGCTTGCCCGCACAGAAATCAAGGCAGGCAAGCAATCCTTGGCCCGCATCTCCATCGGGCTTTACGTACCTACGGAGCCTACCAAGAAAGACTATCGGATCATCCAGAACGTCACCACCAACATTATGACGCCCTTGTTTTGTTATAGCGGATACCCGGCGCTGGCTTTGACGCAGGAGTTTTTGAACGCCTACTACAGCTAATGAGGCTGGAAACCCGCCGCATGAGCACCGGCCGCCCCATCCAGTGCCTGGTGGCCGACGATCTCCCGATCGGGGATTTTGACCAGCTTCAGCCACCAGATCAAGCGGCACGGCTTTATCGCACCCAAGGCGGCTGGCGCGTGTTTTACACCGATCGCGCTCGCGGCCCTTCTGGACTTCTCATGCGGGACTTGTTGCTGGCCGGGTGCGACCCACGTTACATCCTTTACGTCAGCCTGCATGGCTTTGCCGTTCGCGTCTCGCCCAAGCGGAACGTGCCAGAGCCATGGTGCGTCGCCCGCCTAGTACATCAGCAGGGGGAGATTCATTCAGATTGGCAGGAGTTTATTGCTGAGCATGACCGGCTGGCCAGATCCCATCAGGAGGGTGTCTTGTGTTAGAAGAGATCGGTCACCGCACCCCGTGTTTTGCCTATGGCGAGCCAGCCGAAAATCCTGAATGGCTGGGCAACGTGTCGCAGGATTTGCAATTATTCTGGCAAAAACGCCGGCAGGTAAGCGTTCCCACGCAGCAATACTTTTCCTGGCTTTATCAGGCCGTGTGGGATTGTGACGTCACCATGTCCGGATCCTACCAAACAAATCCTGATGATCGTGGAGTCAGGCAAATCACAACTTTTTCGAGTCTGACGAAGGTCGGCGCCGTGCAGACCGGCCGTGAAAACAAGACTGCGCAATACAATAGCGACGGGACGACCACCTTGGTGCCCGATCCATCATTTAACAGTGAGCCAAATATGTACGGGCAGATCCCCGAAAGCTGGCTAATCAAGCAACGCCACAATCCCTGCGTCCAATCGAACTCTGCCGCCGTTTATTTTGATGTCCGTTACCGCCGCACTGGAGAGCTGATTGGAACCACCGGGCTGAACGATTCACCGATCACCTCCTGGGCGGGTGCCCCGGCCAACGCTAGTAATATCTTCATTACCAGCTTGGTATCCGATCAGACCCGCTATTTTTACGCCTCATTCACCGTGACCTTTCCGCTTTCCCGCACCCTAACAATACAACCGCTCTCAACCTACGCCCCCTATGCCACGCATTTTGACCCAGATAAAAACAAGATTTGGCCCATGATCCTGTTTGGCGGCAGCCCTGCCACCGTGAACTGGGAGGGATTGGCTCCGAGAGACGCAGCTCAGCCATCCACCCATCCTACCACTACGGAGCTGGAGGTGGATGGCGTCACCATACCGGCAGGGACATCATGGAATCTGGGCGGCACTTCTGGGAATCTGAATATCAGCACTAAGTGGTTTGTTTCCGGTAAGCGTGATCTTTGACATGCCGATCTTCGCCGTACCCCATGTCCGCCACCTACAACATCACCATTGAGCAGGGAGCCGATTGGCAGCGGGATCTGTTCCTCACCACCGCCACTCAGGGCACCATCAATGTCTCCGGGCGCACGTTCACCAGC